ATCTGCCGATTGGGCAATTCTACCTTATACCGGAAGAAGCAGAGGATATGAAAAATATGAATTGAATAGTGTTCCTGCAACGGTAAAAGATATCGCAGCATATCCAAGATGGACAGATGAACTTGATAGCTTACTTGAGTCAGAATATGGTCAAGGTGCTAACATCGCAGAGTTGTACGGTTATGACAAGTCTTCGATGCTACAATTGAAGCAGTATTCTCCGCTAATGTATCAATGGGGAGTACCAAACTGGATTGGTGCCAAACACTTTGTTGAACTTGAATACAGAATTGCAAAATTCAATGTTTCAAAGTTCCGTAATGGCTTAACTACATCAGGACTTTTGCAGCTGTTTGGTGATCTTACTCCTGAACAGCAAAGAGATTATCAGGAAGCTTTTATGCACAAGATGACTGATACAGGCAATGACTTCAAAGTTATCTTCCAAATCCTTGAGAATCCCGAACTAAAAGCTAACTGGGTGCCGTTCGAGCAGTCATACAATGGATATTTTATGGAACTATCCAATATTGCCAAGGATAGGATAGCAACTGGCTTCGAAATTCCTCTCAGTTTAGTACAAGCGACACCAGGGCAGTTAGGTAATAATCAGCAAATACGTTCCGAGTTCGAAATATTGTACCGAACAAAGATTTATGATATTCAGCAGTCAATCCTAAGAGGCATTGTGAAGCCTTACTTGGACACAGTTGCAGAAACGGAAGGCATAGAGTTCTTAAAGAGCGTAGAACTTGATTTTATAAACATCGTTCCGGTATCTTTCGCAGGCGATCTCGATGTGAATATGCTCCTTACCAAAACTGAAGGTAGAGAAATTCTTGGTTATGGCCCGACATTACAGCCTGCAATCAAAGAAGAGCAGATACAGACAGAAGCAGAAGCAGAAGTTCAAGCTGAAGAAGGCACAGAGAAGCAGCAAAATATATTGGCAAAAATTAAAAACTTACTCGGATGGCGCAATTCATAAAGGCATTGGAAGTTGTGCGAGGTGGGTACATTCGCATCACTCCGACAGATACTCAGTTCGACCCGAATCTGTTGGCTCCATTCGTTGACAATGCAGAGAGGCGATATGTTCGCAATCTTATCGGTGCTGCTTTTTTCGATGAACTAAAAGCCAATAGGACAGCAAATGTTATAAATTACAATCCTGCATTTGGTGCAATTGAACCTGCCTTCACAGATACAGACCTTGAGAATCTGTTCCTGGATGGTAAGCTATTCGATTTGCTTGGTTTTGCAGTCCTGGAAGAATCACTCAGCTTTGCGCATTTCAAAATCACATCGGCAGGAGTACAAGTTACACAGGCAAATTTTGCTACAGCTGCAACTGGTAACGATATGCGCTACTTAAAAGATACATTAAAAGATAAGATTCAGTTTTTACAACAAGAAGTTATTACCTATCTTTGTGATAACAGCGCATTATATGTTCCTTTCGATTTTGAACCTGAAGGAAAATGCCAATGCTGTAAACCTAAAAACAAAAACATTTCAACATTTCCAATAATATACTAATGATGAATAAGCAATTTGCAGAATTACAAGTTTACCAACTCGGTGGTGGTATCGCCTTTGGATTGCCGGGTACTACAACTCCATTCCTGGCACTACCAAGTGGACAAGCAACAATTAAACCTTGGGGTACAAGTGGTTTCTTATTTGAGAATATTCTCACAGGCGATGTTATTGCTTTTGTCGCTGAATACGATGATGTGCTTGATAGTTCAGATAATCCTTATGGTGGAGACCAGACTACTGTATTTACTGCCTTAGCTGCTTTTTTTTTTGATGTAGCAGCGGGAGGAGCAGGTGACCTTGAATCTGTACTTGCAAATGGCAATACAAGCGGCCCAAGTCCTATTATCTTTGATGCAAATTACGGATTGATATTCGACAACAATTCCAGATTGCAAGAGGGCACTATTGACGCTGGATTAGGTGGGTTAAAAGGTATCGCAGAAATATGCGGACTCGGTTACGAGAGTAAATGGGAGGGAGGTGTCAGGTATATTATGGGCAGTTCGGGAAATACTATTCGCCAGTCTTTGTATAATTTTGGAAATACTCCGACAACTACGGATGACGATACAAAAGGCTATCAAATTGGCTCGCTTTGGACATTAGATAATGGTACCGTTTACGAATGTTCGGATGCGACAACAGGAGCAGCTATTTGGGTATTGCAACAAAATGCAGTTATAACTTTAGACCAAGTTTTAGGCTCAGGAAATACAGCTAATAATAAATCAATAATTGATTTGGATTATTTAGATTTTGAAACAACACTTGGACATTCTGTTGGGGTTGGTGAATTGGCGTGGAATAACACAGATGGTACTTTAGATTTAGGTTTACAAGGCGGTTTAAAAAATAAGGTTGGTCAACAATTAGTAGTTAAGGCACGTAATACAAGCGGTTCTACTATTAGCAAAGGCAGCGTTGTAAAGGTAGTTGGAGTTGCAGGTGGATTTGTTGGTATAAACTTAGCACAAGCTGATAGCGTAGCAAATAGCGAGACAGCCTTTGGTATTGTTGCCGAAGACATCGCAGATAGTTCAAATGGCTTTGTGGCGGTTAACGGAATAATTCACGGAGTTAACACAAACGCATTTACTGAAGGTGATATTTTGTATCTCAGTACAACAACACCGGGAGCAATTACAAATGTTAAACCTGCATCACCTAATTACATAGTTATAATCGGATATTGCGCAAAGAAAAGCGCAGTAGATGGACACATCTTGTTACATTTAGAAAACGATACAAGACAAGCTGTCGAGATACAACTTGCTGCAAGCGATGAAACTACAGCATTGACAACTGGAACTGCAAAGGTAACCTTTAGGATGCCTCACGCAATGACACTAACTTCGGTTCGTGCAAGTTTAACAACGGCTCAGGCTTCGGGTTCTATTTTTACCGTTGACATAAATCAAGGTGGCAGTTCTGTTCTCGGCACAAAGCTGACCATTGACAACACAGAGAAAACATCTGTTACTGCTGCAACTGCTGCAACTATAACAACATCTGCGCTAACTGACGATGCCGAAATTACAATAGATATTGATCAGGTCGGAAACGGCACAGCAACAGGTCTTAAAATAACTCTAATCGGAACAAGATGATTATAAATCCTTATTCTTTTGGGGTTGCTTATGACCCCGATGCGCAGGCGTTCATTACGGCAGCAGGCATAACAGATAACACGCAAAAAAGTGCTATCAATACCTTAGTAGTAAGTATGAAAGGCTTCGGTATTTGGACTAAAATGAAAGCGATATATCCTTTTGTTGGAGGTACTGCTACAACTCACAAGTGGAATTTAAAAGACCCACAAGATACTAATGCAGCTTTTAGGTTAGTGTTTTTTGGTGGTATGACTCATAGTGCAAATGGTATACAAGGCAATGGAACTAATTCATATGCAAATACTTTTTTAAATCCATCTGCAATGACTAATAATAATCATATGTCAATTTATGTTAGAACAAATATTGATGAAGTAAAAGAAGACATAGGAAATTTTAGTGGTGCAGCTATAGGGTTTGGTATTGATTCAAGAATTTCAAATATTGCATATTACACAAATCATTCAACAGGTGGAGGTCAATTTGTAAGTTTCGCAAATGCTGATTCAAGAGGTTTTCATATTAACACAAGATATTCATCATCAAATCATAAAGGGTTTTTAAACGGTATTTTAAAAGGTACAAACACATTTGCAGGAACAGGATCAGTAAATTTTGATGTTTATGTTGGTGCAAGAAATAATAATGGTATAGCTCAAATATTTTCATCAAAACAATTTGCTTTTGCATCAATCGGTGATAGCTTATTAGATACCGAAGCAGCTAATTTTTATACTGCGGTACAGGCATTTAACACAACTTTAGCAAGACAAGTATGATACAAGTAGGACTATTAACAGAATCGCAAAAAGATAGCTTAGTCGGTCAGCTTTATGACGATGACAGCTATTTCAACCCAATACAAGACATAGAAGACAACTGGATAATTTCTGTTGAGGAAATGGAATTTTGCGTTAATCCTGAATTTATGTGGGTAAAAACCTTACCTTTGATAGACTATAAACCAAAACCATCTCCACCATTTCCACCAATAGAAGAATGAACACACTATTATTCCAGGAAGCAGTCCCCAGCTTTTTAAATCAACTCGCAAACTATGGGGTATTAGGCATTTTTGCCATCTTAATGATTGCCATCATCTATTTTATGGGAAAGCAATTTTTTGTATGGCACAAGAAAAACGAAGCAAGAATACACGACCTTGAAAAAAGACTTGAAACGTATTTTACTGAAGATCGTGCGAAACTGATGGATACAGTTGCATCAAATAATCACGTAATCGAAAACAATACTTCGATGATGAAAAAGCTTTTATCCCTTGTCGAGAAACTTGATAAAACCTACTAATATGTTTAACTTCTTAAAAGAAAGCACAGATGTTTCAAGTATGCGAGTAACTTTGTTCCTGGGTACTTTGTGTGTGTGCTTGCTGTGTATTGGTATATTGGTTTACATAATCATTCACGCAGTAAAATGTACTACATTGGACTGGTCGGGAATCTCAATATTTTTGACATCGATAGCTGCCTTTACCGGAACGCTTCTGTATGGTAAAGTTCAGCAGAAAAAAGTAGAAAACAACGAAGAAAACAAGGCATAAAAAAAAGAGCATCTCAATCGGATGCTCTAATTTTTTAGAATGGTAACTCACCATCATCATCACTGGAAGGAGTTTCAGCTCTGAGTTGTGCCAATTGTTCTGTCGTTAGATTAAACTTATCTTGTATCTGTGATATTGTAAGTTCACCTTTTTTTACTTTTATCTTCATAGCCACCATTTGACCGTTAGTTGGTTCGGGTAAGCTTGGCTTATCTTCGTACTGCTCAGTCTGTTTTTCTCCTTTATAACTCAATTTACGTGCGGTAGAGGCTATGATATCGGTGTAATATTTCCCATCGTGTTCTCTGTATTCAACTTTCCCTTCAATGTAGCACAAATCTCCTTTGTCAGCTTTAAACTCTTTGAAGATAGTGCAGCGGTGCCATTGCGTTTTTTCCTGCCATTCGCCATTCTTATCCTTGTAGCTTTCAGATGTTGCCACAGAAAGATTGGTCAGCTTGTCTCCGCTCTTTGTATCTTTCACATCAATTTGACCGATTCGCCCAATCAGCGTTACTTTGTTTACCATTTTAATCGTTTTTAGGTTCGTGATATTTGTTATTCTTTTTTTCTTTCGGGGAATATGGCCCAAGAGATTCAGTCATCAGCAACAGGCCAAGACCTGTGCTGAGACAAAAGATTGCTATTGCTAAAACCATAGTGAATCCTCCTCGATATCAGACTCGTAAGCCTCCATTAAAGTTTCAGAGAATAAGGTTTGAAGTTCAGATTTAGTACGTTCAAACAAGATAGCTGCCTCTTCGATTGTGACCGATTTGTTATAGTCAGTAATGAAGATGTCATCCAGTTCAAAATATGCGCTGTAATCAGGCTCTATTTGACATCCGTAGCTATCTCTTGAGCCTCTTTCCTCTTCGATGTATGTTCCGATTAGTTTTACATAAACTTCGTTTGTCGGGAAGTTGTCGCACTCCATAAAAATGCCTGTGCTAAATTTGTTGTTTGTCATAAATTGGTAGTTTTAATTATTAACGATGCACAAATGTAATATAATAATATTATACTGCAAATAATCACAGAATATTTTTTAAATTTATTTGCACACATCTGCCAATTAAACCCGAACTGAATCGAGTAGTATTTCGCTTTGAGGCTCCAGTATGCCTCAAAAGTACAGTTGAATACGATATCGCCCAAGGTGTACGGCTTAAAATCATTTTAACCCAGGTCGATGTATTTAAAATCAGCAAATATTTTTCTTTGTTATCTTCCACTACTTTCAATCCTAATCGCATTAGCCTCTCGTTAGCTGAATTCTGTTTAATTTTGGCTTGTGGGTCATATTCTGAAGCATATTCGACCAACTCTCCAACTGTTACAGTTCCAATGAAATCTCCTTCGATGCGAGTTTCATTCTGTAGTATTGTTTGAAGGCATCTTTCTTCATCAGTCAAGTCAGCTGTTTGGTTAAATAGTCCTTTCATTTTCAAAAGTTCGACAGATTCATCATATGCCTGCTCTATTGTAACTACATCATCATTCCAGGTATGCCACCATCCACCTAATAGTGCGCCAAACTGATCACCAACCGCCCTATCATTTATTGTTTCTGCAATGACTTCAGTAAAAATAGCAATTGACTGCAAGATGTTCGGCACAAGATTAATTATACGAGCAATAAATCTTAAGCCAAAATCTTTTTTTATGACTTCTTTCTTCTTTTGGTTCAGGATGTTAAACTTTTCAGAATCTTGATGCTTTGCAAGTTCGAAGACGGTGAATCTTCTCTTGTCGCTGTCATTGACCAGTTGCGGATTGATACTCACAAACAAGAAACAACTGCGAATAAAATAGTCCGTAGCTTTTCCATCCTTGCCGCCCTTGGGAATGGCAGGTGATTTCTCCGAACTTCCTGCTCTTGCCAAGGCAATGACTTCCTGCATTCTCCTTGCTGCATTCTCATCGTTGCCCTCAGATTCGTCAATCGTCACAGGCATAGCATCACTATTGAGTTTCTGTCTTATCGCTGCCTCTGTCGCTGCTGTTCCCTGAGCATTAATTGAAAACTCTCCTAAGACCTGGTGAATAATCTGTTCAAGTACATAGGTCTTTCCGTTGCCACGAGGGCCTGTAATCCAGCAATGAGGCCTCCAGGACAATGCTCCGCAAATCGGTGCTATTGCTAACCATCCTGCCAACATTTTACCATCCGCATCTGTTTGCCAATTGAGTGAGCTTAATATTTTTGTAAGCAGAGAGCATTCGATTCTGTCCATCGATGCTTCTATCGGAATGCGGATGTTCTTTCGCATCTCATAAGTAAACTCCGTTTCAATACTGCCAAGGTTGTATCGAATCTTCTCGCTGAGTAACTGCATCCCGGAATGGAAGATAACTCTGTCAGATTCTTTCCAGGCTCCTCGGCCTCGGATATTCTGCAAGTCAAAATATCCAGCTTTATTACAAAGTTGTACTAAAATGTTGGAGATGTTCTCAGACTTTGCAAAAACTTCGTGATCCCAAAACTCAAGTGGTGCCAATGCCGTAACGTGCTGCTTGGTAAACTTTCCTGTAGTGAATGCTAATATCGCATTACTTGTCTTTGAATAGAAGTAAAATCTTTGAGATCTCGCTTCTGTATCCCATCCAAGTGGTTTGAAATAGCCACCTACAAAGCCTCGTGCATCAGTTGTAATAGAGTTTTCGGGTGCTGCCTCAGCTTTTGGTTTTCGCTTTCTTTTTGCTGGTGGTGGTGTTACATCTTCGGTATTGTTATCCCACTTAATTGGTAGTTTTGTCATTGTAGTGATTTTTGTCCGTACTTTTCTTCTTGGTATTCCATAAAGTCATTAGCTCTCCTTATGCTTTCGGATCTTGCTGCCTCCTTTCCGTGCATTCCAAATATTTTTCGGATAGTCATCTCCTCTCGATTCTCAAGTTTAAGGGTATGCAAGGTAGGAGTTACATTTGGAACTTCCAAAAAAATTGTTTCAGATTCTGTATTTTTTAATTCTTCAATCAATTCATTCAATACAGATAGCTGCCTCTCCTTTTTTTGTCTGTATGCTTTCTTGGTAACTTCTTCTTTTAAAAAGCCATCCATATACTTGGCTTCAGAGATTAGTTCCTGGATAACTTTCTCTGCTTTTTCAATTAGTTCATTCATACTCTTGTTATTTTTCCTATGCCACCAGCTTTGTTGACATTGTTAATGAAATTTTGTTGTTCCTTGCTTACCTTTCCGCTTTCGGTCTTGACTTCTACAGCTGTGAATACTGCGACCTTGGTGCCTACCATCTGCGGAGTAATCTCTACTTCAGTCCATCCAATTAGATCGGATGAGCCTTTTATTAGTCCGAACTCAATAATGCGAGGCTGAGTAATTACGAGCTGCGAATTTATGTACTTCTTTATTCCCTGGTATGCGACACCAGTATTGTTTCGAAATAAAACTCCATTTTTGGAATGCTCTGCTCTGATTTTGTTGTAATATCCTTGCTCTTTCATCGTTCTATTAGCTTTTTTTCGACTGGTATGAATCCTGTTCCGGTGCCTTCATTACCCATCATTTTAAGAAAATCGATTTCTACCTTTGCAGAGTTAATTATTGTATCTGCTAGTTTTGATATTGCCTTGGCTTTTGCTGTCTCTTTCTCAACATCGGCATCATCATCCATTAGCTTCTCAATCTGTTCGAAAAGTAAGTTCCTAAGGTCTTCAATTTTATTTCTTGCCATTTTTTCTGATAGTTCTTTTAAGTTTTTGTAATGCTCTGATTGTTTTCTTCAGTTCTTCAGGGTATTTATGAATAGCATTAAGCTTCATATTTTCTCCTTTGCTAATGAGCATCAAATTGTTAATGTCATATTTGTTCAGTAATGGATTTATTACTCTTAATATGCTTCCTTTTGGTATCTTTCCGTAGGCTTCTTCCCAAATAAGAATCTCTTTTCGAATCCATTTTCTATCTGCCACCTTAACAAGTAAAAAACCATCTTTGTTATCTATCCTGGTATCTCCTACTTGTTTTGTATTATGAGGCTTTTGCCCTTTCTTGAAGCTTGTCGCATTTGGGCCCATAAAGCCTTTTTTCCCTTTGTTCCAGGTATCATTACCTTTTTTGTATCTCGTTGCAGCACCGTACTTTCTTAATCTATCAGCTTCTAAACTCAGAAGGTAGTCAATAAACTCAGGAGTTTTTTTAATTCCGTGAGTGTATGCCTGTCCATAAATTGAAGAGGCTGACCTGTTCAATATATTGCACAATTCATCTGTGCGAGTATGAGGATACAACTCTCGCAATATCCTCATCTCACCTTCAGTCCATTTACGCTTCATCCTTAGCTCTTTTGAGATAGTAAACAGCTTCTTCGATAATAACTTTAAGGCTGCCCAACTGTGCGTGTGGTTTATACTCTTCACTGACAGCAACCATGTCAGCAGTTTGTTTTGAGCGTTCCATTGCAGTTTCAAGTTGTTTCAATGCCTGATCAATGCAGAACTCCACATAAGTGTGATTTTTCATAACTTGGTAGTTTTGATATGTTAATAATTGATTACGGTTGTAAAAGTATAATATAATTATATTATATCAATACTTATTGTAACTTTTTTTAAAATTATTTTTGTTTTCGACTTTTTTCCAGCTGTAGAATGAGTTCCAGGCCTTGTCGATTGCAGACTGAAAATCTGTTTCGCAAAGTGTTGTAGCGTTGATTTTATATTTGTTATTTATTGTTTTTACAAAATCCATAATTTCTTTTATTAACAATTTCTCTTTCATAAATGGTTCTAATTTTTTATTAGCATCTTTAACTTCTTTCAATACCTTAGCTTGAAAAACGTGTTTAACCCAGTAGTCTTGACGGCCTTTTTGCTCTTTAAATTGCCATAATTCTTCCAATGTTATACATTCCCATTGTTCTTTTGGCTTAGGCCCTTGCTGCATATTCAAGAAATCATCTAAAGACCTATTATCTTTGACAGCAACAGCATTCTCAATCGTTTTTTGTTCTCTCTCCTTTCCCTCCGGTATCAATCCGCATTCAGGGCAGCACTCCTCTGTCTTCTCAAAAACAGCATAACAGCCTTGGCAAACATTGTAGCTATCTTCGACTTCGTTCTTCTTTTTATTTTTCTTCTTGATGCCAGTCAAATCCCATACACGAGGTGTCAATGGATGCTTATGTCTTGCCATATTGTTAACGTGATCCAGGATGATGCACTTGTCTTTCCCGGCACAAGGTCTCAATCCTCTGCCGACTATCTGCAAATACAGACTGAGCGATGCCGTTGGTCTGAGCATACCTACTACAGCAACAGCAGGAATGTCTGTTCCCTCGCTGATCAGGTTACAAAACGTAACCACCTGGATAGTTCCATCCGCAAGACCTTTGAATATTCTATCAACTTCCTCATCTTTTTGCTCTCCGTGAACTGCCTCAGATGTGTATCCTGCATTCCGAAAAGTTTTTGCCATCTCCTGTGCGTGATGGATGGTGGAGCAGGAATAGATTGCAGGCTCACCATCAGCAAGTCTTCTGTATTCCTTAACTATGTCTCCGCAAATCGCAATATCTGTCATTACATCAGATATTTCTCCCAGGTCATATTCTCCAAAATTGTTTTGCTTTAAGTTATCCAAAGCTTCAATCTTTTTGAACATATAATATGCCGGCATAACAAGATTACCCATCTTAATCAGTTCTGCTATCGGAGGCCCAAGTACCATCTGTTGAAACATATCTCCAAGACCTTTGCCATCCAGTCTCCAAGGAGTGGCAGTAACACCAAGCATAAAAGTTTCTGAATAGTATTCCATTATTGCTTTCCAAGTTCCTGCACTTGCGTGATGGGCCTCATCAATAATAATAAGGTCAGGTCTCGGAACTTCATCCAATCTGTTCTTCAATGTCTGCACACTACAAACCTGTGCCGGGTGTTGGTAGTTTTTTTTGTGTCCTCCTGCAATAATTCCGTGTTCCAAGTTATACTTATTGCATCGCTCAGAAATTTGTCTCACAAGGTTCTTTTTATGCACCAGGAAGAATACTTTCTTGTTTCGGCTCATCGCCTGCTCTGCGATATGAATGAAAGTTTCAGTTTTTCCTCCACCAGTAGGAAGCACAAACAATACTCTTTTGCTTCCTTGCTTGAAATGCCCTCGAATAGAATCTACTGCATCGGACTGGTATGGTCTAAGAGTTACGCTCATCTTCCGCTTTTTTAAGTTCCTGCTCAATCTTTTGAAGTAATTCTAATGTGTGTGGCTCTTTTCTGCTCCAATGGTCTAACGTAGTTCTGTGAATTCCTGTTCTGTTACATAGTTCGGAGATACTCATCCCGATCTTGTTTGCTCGCTCTTTGATTTTTAGGTAAGTCTTCATTTTTTTTAAGTTTTAAGAAAAAAATATTATACAATGATGCAAAAGTAATATAATTATATTATCTTTGTGTAACAATTCGTTAAAATTTTAAAAATAACTACCAATGACAAATCAAGAGTATCACTCAAAAACAGATTTTTTAAGCAAAAGCTTGCTTGATCAAATCCGCAAATCTCCTGCTCACTTCCAAGCATATCTTAATGCAGAGAAGCGAGATGCAACTTCAGCGATGAACTTCGGAAGCCTGGTGCATTCTGTACTATTCGAACAGGATGACTTCGCAATTATGCCGACCTGCGATCGCAGAACAAAGGAAGGTAAACTTTTGTACGAGGCATTCTTAGAAAATGCTCAAGGTAAAGAACTATTGGTTACTGAAGACCATCATGAACAAGCTTTGAAAATCGCAGCAGCAGTTCTACAGCATCCAAAAGCAGCAGCACTTCTTCAAGATGGCAAAGCAGAGATTCCGGTATTTGGACAACTCGAAGGTCTTGACTTCAAATGTAAACCCGATTTTCACAATACCAAGTTCAACGTATTGCTTGACCTTAAAACAACTACAGACAGCTCACCTTCTGAGTTTTCAAAATCTGTGTGGAACTATCGCTATCACGTTCAAGCTGCACTTTATATGGACTTGACCAAAGCAGAAAGGTTCTTCTTTATTGCAGTAGAGAAAGAATCTCCGTTCAACGTTGAGGTGTATGAACTTGACCAGGATGCAATACAGAAAGGCAGAGAAGACTACCTGGCAGATATCGCAACTTACAAAAAATGTGTCGAAACAAACAACTGGCACGGATACACAGAAGACAAGTCAATCAATATTCTTTCACTCCCTAAGTGGGCAAAGTAACAACAAATTATGGAAAAATTATATTTAGGAATTGGAGATGGAGATGTTCAAACATTTGAATTTAAAACTCCATATGATTTAATAGATTATCTTATTGAAATTCAAGATTCATTTAAAAATATTGTTTGGCTTTTTTGTTTAGAAAATGAAATTTTTATATCTGAAAGCTTTGATACTTTTTTTACTTTTATAAGAGAATATATTGGAGCAGAAAATGAAAGCGAATTAGATTTAGAATATGCTGATATTAGTGAATATTATTTACAAGAATATCAAAGTTATGAAGATGCTTATTCAGTTGCATTGGAGATGAGAGAAGGCAATAAATTACAATTTAATAAATAACTACCACAATGTCAAACATCACAAAACTACCAACATTCCAGGAACTGATCACAGATTCTGAAGACAGCCTAAAGCAAAATGCACTAACTGTACTGCTAAATCAAGACCCTCCGAAGACTTGGTTAAGCGAACATCCAATGATAAAAGGCTATAAATATTTAGCAATCGAGAAAATTGAGTACCTTTTAACACGAATTTTCACCAAATGGTGGGTAGAAGTAAAAAACGTTCAAGTAGTCGCAAACAGCGTTGTAGTCACGGTTAGGCTCTTTGTAACGAATCCAATCACAAACGAAATAATGTTCCAAGATGGCATCGGTGCAACAGCAATTCAAACCGACAAAGGAGCAGGCGCAACTGATTGGAATGCAGTAAAGACCGATGGTGTACAGAAAGCTGCACCCGCAGCTGAGACCTATGCAATAAAAGACGCAGCAGAGAAATTTGGCAAGATTTTCGGCAGAGATGTGAGCAGAAAAACAACAATGGACTATAGTCCGTTACTGAAAAAAAGCGATTTCAACGACCAAGTTTAGTGTGTTAATAGTTTGTGTTAGAGTGCCTTATATCGGGGCACTCTTTTTTTTTGCCCTGTAACAGGATTTTTTTTTGTAACGCTATCTGTTTCATATAACTTATTGATTCTCAATTCGTGTAACAATGTAACAGATGTAACGGGAAAATATATATATATATAAGAGAATTTATTATTGTGCTATATGTGTAGGTATATTAATGTTACATCCGTTACATTATTATAATTATATTATTATTAAGTAGTTAGGTGTAACAAAATTGTGTTACATACTTGTTACGCTTGTTACATTTGATTTAAGTAAAAAAAAAACATATTTTTGCAGTGCTTTTTAGCAGGTTTCAGTTTGTCCATGGGGGAAGGTTATTGGTAGTTTCCTTCCCCAATTTTAAAAATCTTCGTTTTAAGACACTTTTTTTTCTTTTTGATAGTAGAGTACCACTTTAGAAAGATAATTGAATGTAGGTACTAAAGAATTAAAAATAAGATAGGATTAGCATTAAAATAATGGAAATAAATGGCATTGTTTGAAAAAGGTCACAAATTAGCAACAGGAAGACCAAAAGGAAGCCAAAACAAAACAACAGCAGAAACAAAAGCCTTCCTTACAAGAATCTCAAACAAACTTGGTGAGAAAGTAGAGGAAGACCTGGACTTGATGGAACCCAAAGACCGGGTAAAGATTTGGCTCGAACTTCAGGAGTACTTAATACCAAAACTATCACGCACAGAGATCACTGGCGAAGATGGTGGAATGATAGAGATACAACAAACCTTAAAACTCGAAAACCTTGGCATTGATCAACTCAGAGACCTTGAACGAATTGCTGAACTTGCAGCGTATTCGCCAACTGATAGCAGCGAAGGACTTTAAGCGGTTTGTTTCTCACACCAAGCCTGACTACCAATTCTCCTGGCATCACAATCTGCTCATTGACTATCTGCAAAAGTTTGCGGAAGGTAAGATTAGGAAGTTGATGGTCTTCATGCCTCCGCAGCACGGAAAGTCTGAATTGACATCCAGGAGGCTTCCTGCTTATCTGCTTGGCATCAATCCAAAGTTAAAGATTGTTGGATGCTCCTATTCTGCCGATCTAAGTCGAAGCTTTAACAGAGATGTTCAGCGCATAATGGATGATGAAGTTTATATCGATGTGTTTCCGAACTCCAGGTTAAACTCTTCCAACATCAGGACAAGTGCCAAAGGTAGTTTTTTGCGGAATGCAGATATCTTTGAAATAGTAAACAATGTTGGTTTTTATAAGTCCGTTGGGGTAGGTGGATCGCTCACCGGAACGCCAGTTGACATTGGCATCATTGATGACCCGGTAAAAGATGTTGTTGAGGCAAACAGTATGACATACCGGGCGAGGGTTTGGGATTGGTACAACGGTGTTTTTTCTACTCGCTTGCACAACAATTCCCAAGTGCTAATCACTCAGACAAGGTGGCACGAGGATGACCTATCAGGCAGAATCCTGAAGCAGAAGGATGCACACGAATGGACAGTTTTAACGCTGCCAGGTATCTTGATGTCGGCTGACAAAAGGCAAGATGATCAGAGGCAGATTGGTGAGGCTTTATGGCCCGAAAGACACAGCCTTGAAAAACTTCAAAAGTTCCAGGATAATTCTCCAAGGTTGTTCCAAGCGATGTACCAACAGGATCCTCGGCCGTTTGAAGGTGGATTGGTTTATCCTCGTTGGAATGCAATCGAAGAGGCAGAGTATAAGCAGATTAACATTGAGCCTATTTACGGATTGGACTTTGGTTACAGCACCAGTCCTGCTGCATTTGTGGAGATAAAACTCGATATGCTAAACCGAAAGATTTACATTAAGCAGCTAATCTACAAAAGAGGAATGGGTATTGATGAACTTGGCACCGAGATAAACCGAACTATCCAAACGAGCAGAGGCAAGATTATTGCGGATTCTGCCGACCCGATACTGATTGACCATCTGAGAGGCAAGCACAAGTTGAACGTACACAAGGCAGAGAAAGGTAAGGATAGTATCTCCTATGGCATTTCAGCCATTAACGAGTTCGAACTGGTTGTTACAAGCGAAAGCAAGGATATTGCCATCGAACTTTCGAACTATCGATACAAGGAGGATGCCGATGGGAATCCACTTGATGAGCCGATTAAGGAGTTTGATCACTCGCTCGATGCTATGCGCTACGCTGTTACATCTGTAATATCCAAGAAAAATAATAAATTTGTACTGATATGATAAATGCGAAAGATTTTAAAACACATCTTGACCTGATGATAATCGAGGTAGAAGAGAAGACAGAAAAATGGAGCTTACAGACAAGGCAGCTGCTCAACAACTTGGTTGCAGCTCGAAGGATATGTGAGCGGATCATTACAGACCAGTCTATCCTGGATAAGCAAGGCAAGGAATTTTTTGAGCATTCCATCCCGGCACAGAAGAAACCGATTAAAATCAGTAAACCAAAAGCGAAATGATTGACATCAAGATTGAAGGCATCAAATACCAACTGCCAAAACTCAGCGAGATAAGTATCAGTCGCTTTATTGATTATTTGGAGTTCATAGACCAGTATGAGCCTGATGAAGAAGAAACGAATACGGTTGTTTGGTTAAAGTATTACACCAAGCATATTGCTTTTTGGACTGGTGCAGACGAGAAACTGATACGCAGATGTAAAGCTGAAGACATCTTAGGAGTTTACGCTGTTCATCAAAATTATTTGGTACCAGTTGAAAATAGTACATTTAATTGCTTTGAATTATCGGGAGAAATATATTATCTTCCGCAGCGATTTATGCAAGAGAGTACGATTGAGGACTTTGCAGAGGCCAATGAGTATGAGAAGCAGTTAACTGATGTATTGAATGGTCAGTACAAAGTATTGCCAAAAGTAGCAGCGGTTATCTGTCGAAAGGAAGGTGAAAGTTTTGACGATTACAAGGTTGAAGAGCGAGCGGTTTTATTTGAAAGTATGATGAATGCCGATGATTTATTCCAGGTGGGTTTTTTTTTGCAGAGACAAAGCGAGAAATTGCAGAAAGATTTGCAAATCTATACGACGAGCCAGATGCTCGCAGTCTTAAAGCAGGAATCAAAGACTTGATTGAGCCATACGGATGGTTTGCGACATTTGTAACCTTGGCTGGTGGAGATGTTTTGAAGATAAAAGAAGCTGCAAAGTTACCATTGTACACGGCATTTTCTTTTTTGAGCCTTAAAGCTGCACAGAATGAGTACGAATCTAATATGATGAAACAATGACAATAACACAACTATCCAACTTATTTAATCTGATTGTTCAGAACGATTCTGATTATAAGTTCTACCACTACGGATTCCCATCTGATATGAATATCAACATAGGAAACAACTTCGACCCGACATCGGACACAGGTCGATTGTTTCCGTATGTGTTGTTGTTGCCTCCGATTTTAAATAGTCGGGCAATGGAGAACAATACAGCTGCGATTTATGACACTTATCAGGTTGAGTTTCTGATTACAGATACCTATGCTTATAATCAAGGATTGCTGACATACAAGATTGACACTACGATTGAGTTAGAGCAGACATTGCAGATACTTGGAAAGAAGATGATTCAGTATTTGTTGGACTATTCTGCGGTCTCCAATCCACCTTTCAATGTTGGAGATTACAGGATTGAGTTTGACCCATACCGATTTACGGCCGACACTCGCAGCATCCGGGTAACATTGGACTTGGTTGTTCCTGCTATTTGCGATGACCAAAGTCTCGACATATCGTTTTTGCCTGTTGACCTGGAAGATATTGCCACAGCTGATGAAGAGAATCAACAAACCTAAACAAAGAACTTGCCCACAGATTTATGGAAGCCAACGAACTACTGAACAATCTTGCGGACTTGCTAAAAGAAGAGATGAGGCAGCAATTAAAAATTGCCAACCACATCATGACTGGAGACTTGATAGAGAGCATCGAAAGCCGAATACTGAGTACGATCGAAGGAAGAAAGATTGAGATTTGGTTGAATAGTTACGGCATAGCGTTAGACCAGGGAGTTCCGCCTGATAGGATTCCGTTTACAGAACCATCGGGCAGAGGTGGTCGTAGCAAGTACATTGAAGGTCTTCAGAGATTTGCGCAGTTGAAGTTGGGGGTTATGGATAACAGAAAAAGTTTAGGCATAGCGTTTGCGATTGCCCGAAAGCATAAGAAAGTTGGAATGCCTGTAAAAGGCCCGACACAATTTATTCAGAAGACATTGGATGCCACAGAGGATGACATAATAAGATTTGCAGAGGATTGGGCAGAAGCAATATTTCAAGCAAAAATTGATAGCATAATTGAAAATATAAGAGCATGACAGAGAAAAAATTTTTACTTACACTCCTGAGCAGCGCAAACAGCGAGACATTAACAAACGATTACCAGGATGCGATTGATGAGCAAGGTGGTGATCAGGTTGCGTTTTCATTGGCGGTTGCTGCCTATGTGAGTTTTATCGTACCGGCATCATTGGTATCTGCTTACAATGCAGCGAACCAAGCGAAAAAAGAGAAGATGGCTGAAATTTGTCAGCTCACGTTTGCGAGTGGTCAGGACTTTGACACTTATTACACTACGCTTTACAATGAAATATATCCGTAATGGCAGTCATAACAAGTCCAACCTATAATCCTACATCGGCATACAGACCAGTTTTGTGGCAAGTGATGTATACAACGTTTCCACCTGATGTAATTACTAACTGCAAGTTCACGATTACAACGGCAGGCGGTACGATTATTATTGCAGAGGGTAGGGTTGCTCCATATCAGTCAGTTCCGAGTCTTACTCCTCCTGCATTGGAATATTACTTTTATGTCGATGTGCAGCAGTACATACAGAGGTATCTCACAAAGAGAAGTCGGAGAAGTACCTTCGGGAACCTGAATGCCGATACCCGGGTAAACAATACTGATAGCTTTTTGGAGTTCGAAGTATCCTTTAAATATGAGTACAGAAACAACGCAACAGGTAAGATTGAAATTTACCCTGCAACGGATTACAGCGGTTTGCAGTATGCCTGTATTACGACAAGGCAGAACGGTGAGGACATGAGCCTGGATGATTTCCTTGGTGTGCCATTGGTTACAACTGCTAAACGATTTTTGACCAATAGTCCGACAAGCAGAAAGATACAGCAGGATGAGAATATCTTCTTATCGTTTTTAAGCCAATGGAATTACATAAGGATTGAGACTTTCAATAGTGCAGGTACGCTGATAAACACAACATATCTTGCGACACTTGGCGGTCTTCCCGATGAGATGCACACGATTGGAGTTGGTAAGCCACAGTTACAGGCCATACCGGCAGGAACATATTTTGGTGGTCTTGCTCCTGACTTTACGAACTGCGCTTACTATACCATTACTGCAGGTTTAGGTATTAATCTATTCTCTGCAATGTTGTTCTTCATAAATTCTGAAATTCATACCTATACCTTTGACGATGCCTGTCCTAAGCAGTTAAGTTTATATTGGCTTAATTCCTTGGGCGGTGTAGATAACTATGATTTTACGTTTACTGAACTTGCGATTGGTGTTACATCGGAGTTATTTCAGAAGCCATTAAACTGGCCTCACACACAGGATGACTACGGCAGAGCGAGAACCAACATACAAGCGAGCAAAGGATATCGATGCACTAAGCTTGTCACTAATGCCGAGATGGCATGGTTAAAAGATTTGTTGTATTCCGTTGAGGTATACGTTGTGAATCCGAATGACAGCAGCGAGTACTGGAGATCTTGGATTAGCGATCAGGATGTTATTGAGAAAAAGAATCCTGGACTTTTTACGATTGAGTTTACATTGAACCTATCTCAGGACATTATAACCCACAGAATATGATATTGGATTACGCAGGATATAGCACGCTTGCAAGTACAACTTGGACAGCTACAAACGGAGATTTTTATGGCAATACTATTACTCCGCAGTTTACTGAAAAAATAATATTTGGTGCTGTTACTGTTGGTGTAGGTTTCAAGACGATTGCTTGTGAGTACCAGGTTAAGGATTCGATTATGATAGGATATCTGTATGTCCCGGAAGACTTGATTACAAAATTTGTGTTCAATAGTGCCGAGAAGATTAACAGCTCATTCGATTTGACAAGTGGTGTTCTTACAATTTTTTCCAAAGATGTAAACGTAAGTATGTCCTATGTATAGAAGGTTGACAATAGACAACGTAGTAGTAGATTTGCCACAGAGCGGATTAACTTATTCACTTGTTTATGAGGTGGATGATGAGGGTTTTGTTTCGGGTGCCTATTCGAAGCGAGGCATTGAACTGCCAAGCACAGGGGTGAACGATGCCTTATTCGATGATTGGTATGCGGCAGGCTCAGACAACACATTAACGGCAGCGATATTGAAGCCTTTCGTTTTTGAAGATGGTGGTGTTCAGATTCTTTCCGGGCAGGCTTCTTTGCAGTCGGGAGTGCTGATGTCAGACCGTTACAGATTTAAGGGCAGAAGCTACAAGGTTGAGTTATACGGCACCAATGCTGACTGGACTATCAGAATGAAGGATATTAGAATCCGTGATTTGGATTTTACTTCAATTGTTTACGATATGGCAGCGGTTATGGCAGGATGGGCTGCGACATACGATGCAGGTGATTATTCAGGATTCACGCTAATTAAGTGGAAGGAATGGAACACAGCAGGTCAGGTTGGCATTGATGAGTTCACTCCATTTTTGTTTATCCGTTCAATATTGCAGAAGGCATTCGACACGATTGGTTACTCAATATCAAGTCAGTTTTTAAACAGCGATGTTTTTAAAAGATTGATATTGCCATTACCGATGCCTGCGAGATATCCTGAAGAGTTTAGTCAGGACTATATCAATGTCAGTTTGGAAGAACCTGGAACAACAACAGGCAGTACAGGTGTGACCTATGTATTCCCGAATTACGCTCAGCCGAATTTGGCAACTCCTTACAATACTGCAACAGGATTTTATGTTGTTCCTTTTTCAGGTTACTATCAGATATCCGTATCGGCATCTGTGACAAGTGCATCGGGAACTTATAGTTTTGTAGTAGGTGCTTGTATTGGTGGAAGTCCTGTTTATTTCAATAATCAGTCAATATTATTTGGCAATTTTTTATCTCCTGGTTCAGGTAACAAATCAGCAAACTTAATCTACGATGTAGGTTTTTTCAATGCAGGTGATACGATAAGTTTGTTGCATAACTTCGGTGGTACTAATCCGACCAATGTTTATGCCTTCACTATGAACATCATTGGTGAGGCTGAATATGCTTTCGGTTCGGTAGTGGCATTCAAATACCTTGTTAAGGATTGGAAGGTAGTGGATATGATTAAGGGATTGCAGCATATGTTCAATCTAAGGTTCGAAGCGAATCCACAATCACAGCAAGTTGTAATAGAACCTGCCGACCCATATCTTTACCGACAAGACAATGCTCCAACTACAATACCGTTAGAGTTGAGAGATGGCTTTTACGCTGTTCCAACAGTAGATTCAACCCAAGGATTGGATTTAGAGATTGGTGCGGAGTTGTTTAATTTAGCTGATGTACCAAAAACAACAATATTTGAATACATAACCGATGGTGAAACGGAAGCTGAAAGGGAACTTAACGAACCGATTAAGATATTTGGTTCACAATATGTACTTCCACAGAACAGATTCAACGAAGTCATTGAGCAGAGGGAAAATCCGTTCTTTGCAAAGACGATACATACCAATGATTCAAGCATACAGGGTACAACAGCGTTAGGTTCTTTGCAGATACCTTTGATTTACCCACAGGATTATCAGTTAGATCCGACAGCAACGGAAATGAATCCTGACATACAGCCAAGGATATTGTATTTTGTTGGATTCCGAGGATTACCAAGCGATTCAAACGTAAAATATGACTTTACAGGTGGTGTTGAGCTTGCGCCTCCGTTAAGTTTTATGGTAAATTATAACAATCCATTAGATTTTAGCCTTAGCTTTGCGAATGAATACTACTTAGGACAAGAAGCAATAGGTTTGTTTGATTCATTTTGGCAGCAGGAGTATGCAAGGAAGCGCATCGGGAAGAGATTGGAGGCAAATTACTTTTGGGATTTGTTAAGCATCAATGCTTTGTCATTCCGAAACAAGATGCTGATTGATGGATTGGAGTGGATTCTGCAAAAGATTGATGGTTATAGCGCACAATCTGACAGCAGTACCAAGACTTGGTTGATATTGGAGCAAGGCCCGACAGATGATGATGTAACAGCAACAACATTTAGTAACATTATAGGAATTATAAACCCAGTAGTAGAATAATGAAACAGTTTCAACAGATACTTAAAGACAGAGGCTACTATTCCGGTAATATCGATGGCATTATCGGGCCATTAAGCCTTACAGGAGCAAAGCAATGGATTGATGCAGAGATGGACAGACGTGGATGGGTGAAACCAGTCAATGACCTTGTATGGATTAGGACAGACCAAAGCTTCGACAATAAGTTTGCAGATTACGTTGTCAGATTTAACAATCGGATAGCTGACATGATTATGACCTGCTCAACCACTCCAGGAGATTACATCGTTTTTAATCCGCTAACGGTTGGCGGCATTACAGGTAGCGCGGTTGCCTGCGAACAACAAGTTATCGGTTCGCATAAGTTTGTTACTTCGGGCAATTGGAAAAGCCTTTGGTTGAATGCTCCGTATTTCTTCCAGGCAGGTGCAATAGAAATTTATCGGGATGCCAACAAAGACAGAAAGCTTGACAAGGCGGTAAAAACAAAGGGTTGGTACGGCATCAACTTTCATCGGGGTGGATGGTTGGCAAATGTAGATGGATGGTCAGCAGGTTGCTTGGTAGTTCCGGACAAACAATGGTTTGAAGCTATCAAAATCTTCCAGGCAAACCAACTTATTAACTTTACACTAATAGAACTATAATGGCAAAAACAATAGCACTAAGCATAGAGATTGATGGCTTATCGGACTTAACAAAACAAGTTGTAGGTCTTGAGCAGCAGCTTGAAAATCTGAATGCAGAACTGAAAAATACTGAGAAGGGCAGCGATGAATACATAAAGCTTCGCAATGCTGTTGCAGTAACAAAGGAAGAACTAAGCAAAGCAAAGA